TTCATCAAACAAAATTGTTCCTGTGGTGGTCATTACACAATTAACCAAATCAACAGAAGGCATTAAAGCAACAACATCTTGAGGCTGGATTAACTTGGAAAAAGAAAGACTGTTTAAATCCTTCTCTTTTAGTGTTTCAAAGATGCATCGAACGGTATCAGTAGTAGTTGAGATATCATCAAACCCATCGTCTGTAATCACCGTATAAACGCCGGTTTTAACTGCTTCATTGAATACATCGAAAACAGTCTCAACACCCTTTAAAAATGTATTTCTGATACTTGTCATATTATGCCCTATCCAACCAAACTGTACCACCACTCTTAATATACAAATCAGATATGATTTGATATACGTGAGAGGGAATAACTTTCGGATTGGTTTGATTTGGTTTTTCAGCACCAGCTTTAATCATAAGGGAACCGGCTTTAAGCTGTCCGATTCCAGCCAAAGGATCTTCAGCAGTTCGATCAGCACCTATATTCATAAACGCTAATTCGTATACAGCAATTTTTACTTCGGGGGGTAAAGCGTCCTCATCAATTTCAGTACCATCTGGGCGAGTAACATCTGTCCTGGGCCATTGTCTTGCCTGTGCAGCAGTAGCTTTATCCCCTTTCCACTTAACATACCAATCTAACATTTGTGATGCTGAGATCAAAAGAGGATCACCGTCATCAACAGTGTCCCAGGCCGAGGAATGCATACGATCTTCAAAGTATACCTCCGCTTCAGCCGCAGTAACATAGGAGTTGGCAAATGCATCACCTAATATCGCATTTAAAGCCATCTAAACCTCCTATTTTTTCTTAATTGATTTAAGTTTTTTCTTTGTGGCAATTTTCACTTTCGCTACAGGTTCAGGGACTCCCACTTTTTCAGGGACTTCCACTTTTTCAAGGACTTCTACAGGAACCTTTGTTTCCTTTGTTCTGCTCCATCCGGCATCGAGACAATCCTGCAATTGGTGTTTGTCTACGCTCTGCATGATTCTATCGCCTTTGAAAAGCTTCATTTGGTACTCCTTCTCCCTGAAAATTAATTCAGGGATTGTTTAGGCTTAATTTAAATTAATTATGCTGACTTGTCACCGATCATTGTGATTCGACGGGGATCAAGAGCAAAACCACCACACAGGAGATCAAGAGACATTGTAGTTTTCTTCTTGGCAAGATCATAACCTTTAACAATACGAATACTTACGCCATTGTTGGATACAGTTGCAGCTACCCGATCTTCAGGAAGATCAAGAATAGGAAATGCAATTGCAAGAGATCTGTCATCCATAATAACGCCGTGATGCTGAACATTTTTACCAACAGCAGCAACAGTTACGGATGCAGCATCAGCAAGAACTTCAGCAATGGGATCACGCAGAGCAATGGTGGTGATGGATGTAGTATCCGCCACATCAGCAGCAGCAATCAATGGCCGCCTGGCCCCGGCAACAATAATTCTATCTCCTGCAACAATAGTTCCAGCACCAGGGGCATCAATGGTGAGAACCTTCCCACCAATAAGATTTTTGGTTCCGGAAGCAGAATCAGTGGTTGTAGCTCCCATTGTACCCACTGCATACAGGGCAGCTTCTGTCGGAAAAGCAATACTGGAGAAGAAATCCATCCCCATTACCCGGCCCATGTCAGCATTACGGAGAGTAGTTTCACCATCTGCACCACGGGTCTGGGACTGATTAAACCATGTCTGACCCAGGAGAGTTGCTTCAATGTCAAGATCTACCAGACAGAAACGATTCATTGCCAACTGTTGCAGAGTTGCGTTTTTTCTCGCCAGGGCAATATCAGCAGCAGTTTCAAAAAGACCAGTACTGTAATAAGCTCCAGCACCTTGGAGAAGTTTCGTACCAATAAACGTATCTACTTTTTCGGCAAGTTTGTATGTGGCGGGGATGATGATCTGATCCACAAAAGAATCAAGATCCATAGCTTGCTCGGAAGCTGTAATGGCAATCGAAATATCAAAATGTTTCTCAATCTTCAAGGCTCTGGTGCTGGATGCAACATCCTGTGTGCTGATATCGGTTGTAAACTCATCAACTTCATATTCACCATGAGTTCTAAAAGATACTTCATCGCCGACTTTCCAGCCGTTTGATTTAGTGGTGAAATCACTTGTTACGTCTTTGGCGCATAATGGTGCTATGACCAATGCATCTTCCAAATGTGTCAAAGCTTCCATTGCAATTACTGAGGGATGTTCCCAAATGTTAGCCATTTTTAAATCTCCTTTTTAAGAATTATGCCCCTTCTCGAAAAGGAAAGGGGCCAAAAAACATATGTGTTTTTGACCCCCAAGGTCGTAAACTGTTGAGATGTCCCACAAGAACACCAATAATATTATAATCACATTAAATTATATAATCTTCAATGTCAAGTAGTTTATGTCCTGAATTCATATTTATTTTTTATCTCGCATGGCTCTGTACGCTGTAACATCTCCAGCATCAGCAAGAGCTTGAAGTTTAGTTGCCTTATCACTCTCAGGACCAATTTTACCACCTGTAGCCCCTGCTCCTTGAGATGGAGGCCAATAATGAGGAGAAGTTTCTTTGAGATCTTCAACCCAATTTTCAGTGGTCAAAACTTTCTTGTCAGAAGAAATTGCCAACTTCCCTTCTGCATCACGGGCTTCAATCATTTTATTTGTATCAAGTGAAAATACACCACGTCCACGAAGTACAGCATCCTCAACAGCAGTATCAATCATTCCAGCTTTTACTGCGGCTGCACGAACACCATCATCAATTACTTTGGACTCAAATAATCCCTGGTACTCATTGGATGATTTCTGGGCAGCAGTAAGATTCACACTCATTTCACCAATTTTTGCTTCAAAATCAGCAGTTAACACAGAAGTTTTTGTTTGGATAAGTTCTTCCACTGTACCATCTTTCAAGAACTCGACATCTTTATTCTTTGTGTAGAAATCAGTGGCAACTTTAACAGCTTCAGGATCATATCCTTCAAACTTTTTAAGATTATCAGAGAGGGTCTTTTTCTCATCCAGAATCTCAGCATTTTTGGTTTTTAAACCAGCCACAGCTTCCTCTGTTGTAACCTTGTTTGCATTGGTCAAATCAACTGTAAGCTGATCAACTTCAATTTTGTGAAGATTTTCAGCTTTCTCTCTTTGTTCTGTGTTCTCGATAAAATCAAATACGGGCATTTTCTTTCTCCTTAATTGCGGAATCCTCAAGATCCCAGTGTGAAAGTCTCAAACTTTCGTTAATTTACTTCTTAACTATCTTTTTTGGAACTCTTTTTTCAGCTTTTTCATCAGCTTTCTTTTTCTCAAGATCACTAATCGTTTTATCTGGATCTTTTTTCGTTTTGTCACCAATAATATTTCCATCTTTGTCTTTAAGAGAAAGTCCTTCCTCTTCTGGACTTCTGCCTAAATTCATATCATCAGATTTAAGCAAAGTTACATAATCATCATAACCAATAGTTTGATCAAGAAGACCTGAATAAACAAGATATCTATGGATAACATCTAATGGGATAACACCAGTGGCATAACCTTCAATTATCTGAGCAAGTATGGTTGAATCAGGAATACCCTGAGTAAGTGAGGATGGAGCATCAAGAATAACCTCTTCCTTGTTAAATCCACCCCAATCACACATTAACTCAAGACCCTGCTTGATTGCGTTCATAGCAGACAGAAAAACAGAGTATAATGATGCGCTCTGCGTTGATTGACGTATTCTGAGTGATTCTGCTGCTTCGACTCCTTTACGTGCGTCTAAGATAGCAACACCGTGTCTGATTGCTTCTTCATAAAGCCCTGTTATATGTTCAGATACATGTTTTAATGCGGCTGTGTCAGTTACAGTATAAAAAACTCTTGCTGCCGGGTCTGGAATAACAATCATTACAGAGGAACCAACTACATTAGGAAGATTTTCATCATTGCTTGCGCCTACAATACAAAGAGTAGGATTACAAGATAAGTATTCTGAATTTGCAAGATCAGCCTCTTTTCTGTAAATCTGTACAGAACAATTAGCAACTGAGATCAAAGGAATTGGTTGCATGTCAAATGAGTTATTAATTGAACCTGCCAGGAACAAAGGAATCCTATTAATTGGCTTTCCTCTTAAATCAGGCGATACATTGGAATCTACAATTTGATTTCCGTCCGTACCATATAAAGCTGTAGTGTATTTTTCTTCTACCAACTGCAAAACACGATAAACATCTTTAGTGGAATGAGAAAAAATATCATCTGAATCAGGCCTTGTTTCTTTCAAAACTCCAAGAGACAAACTTTCTTCTTCTTGCTCTGAATTTATTCCCCAATTGATAAATGCTTCTGCTTTATAATCAACAAACCTGAATTCATTTTTGGAAGCAATGACATCTACAAGCAAAGGAACTCTGCCAGTTTGAAATATTTCAATAACAATATCAAGAAATAATTGGTTTAATGATCTACCATCTTTGGTAGCTGTTTTCAGAATGTACTCAAGTTGTTTTGGCACATTAAATTCAGGTAGTTTTGTAATTACAATGCCCAAAGCACCTGAAAGAGCATAGGAAACTACAAGTGGGAAATGTGCCCTTTCCAAATAGGCATCATATGCTTTCTTACGTTCACCTGTCATTCCTGAAGGTCTTGGGAGATATAGTTCTTTTTTGGATTTTACAACATCCTCCCCTTTCATACAATCCCGAACCCTCATCCACGGCACTTTGTGCCTGTCATATTCTGGATGAACTGTATCAACTGCGCCTATGGATGCTGTGGTCGTTGTTTGTTTTTTTGATGCCATTTGTTATCTCCTTTAACTTTTTACTGATCTTTGTTTCATTGCTGACATTCTTCTGGCAATTAGGTAACGTGCGGAATCCATACAATGATCCTCTCCATCTGTATTAGAAACAAGAACGCCGTTCGCATAATACATTCCTGATTGCTCAGTTGTCAAATTATATACTGTTGCTTCGTCGCAATTCCCATCCACATGCGTAACCACAAGTTTGTGTTTCTCTTGTGTTGTGTGGTTTTGTCCAGAAGAATTCTCCGCACATGACACATTCTTTTTTAATTTTTCCTGATATTGCTTCTTTACATTTAAGGGAGCAAAATTTCTTTGATGGATGTTTTGTAATAACAACCTTACCACAGTAATCGCACGTAAATTTTCTTTCGGGAGTATTTTCTCTACATTTTTTAATATTAGATCGAAGCTGTCGTTTACCCTCTTTAGATTTTCTCCATATTTTAAGTTTTTCGTAACAATCCCCACCTTTCTGCATTCTTTCTTGCAGGTGGAATCTTGCGTGATCTGAGCCATGAAGAAGTTCAAGATTTTTCCTACTGCAATCATATTTGATTCTATTTTTATGATGGAGTTCATGTTCTGCTGGAATTGGTCCAATATAGAATTGCCATTTTGCTCTGTGCAACAATGTTGTTCCATCAAAAATTTTACGATTACTGTGGTGGCATTCAAAGTATCCCTCATTGACACTTGTGAATTTGATTCCTCTAAAATATGTAATGAGTTTTGACATAAAATATCTCCTTTAACCAATTTACTTAATGAAACTAATCCTTCACCTTCTACAAATACTGGATGGTCAAAAGTTCCCTTTAATTCATTTTCACCGAAAATTACCTTTGTTATTTTTGCAAATCCAGTAGAACCGGCATTTATTACTTTTCGCAACCCTATCGGAGTTTTAACAATATCACCAACCAGTATATCCTCAATCTTTCTAAATCCATTTTCTAAGGACACCATAGTACCTGCCACAAAACATTGAATATCTTCTGGCTTCTTCGGATCTCTCTGTTGAACTGGTAATGTTCTAATGTGATGCTCTGCTTGAGAAAAAAAGTACAGATGTGGAGTTTCTATATCACCTCTTTTTGCAGCACCTAACATTTGTCTAATAATTGACCATCCAGCAACTCTTGATCCTGCTCCTTTGTAAGCTCTTGTCCAATGACATCCACAAGATCCTAAATTAGCTCCAATTGATGTCCCGTCTCTTACATCGTAAATGGAAGTATCTGCTGGTCCAGGAACACAACGTATACCATACTCAGTTAATAAAGCATTGTCAACTGCCAAAACACGCTCTGCTATTTCAGAAGATACGGCTTGATCACCTTCATTTATGTTTCCGTTCCAT